TGCAGGCTTCCAGAACTCATCAAATACCCGATCTGCCTGATATTGCGCAGCATGGGCAATAGCCTTCTCAGAACGGCTCCTAGGTGCCTCATACGCGCTTTTCAACGCATCCAAGATGCCAGTGACCCTAGGCGTAAAGAACCAAGAGTTCTGCGCCTGATCCCACCACGGCTGACCGTCAACTATCCAGCCGTCGCCAACCAGCTCAGGCTGTGCCGAGAAGTTAGAAACAATCACTCGTGTTCCACAAGCCTGCGCCTCGATGACAGGGATTCCGAAACCTTCACCCATTGTTGCCGAGAGCAACACGTCTGACGCTGTATACATTGCAGCCATCACACTTTGAGAGATTCCGTGACGATACGAATACTGGTCAACGATTTGATATTTGTCTTCGCTGATACCGCAAGCGATGCAAAGTTCACGCAAGTTCACGCCACCCATCGCACCATCAGGTTCGGTATAAAGATAAAGACGCGCATCAGGATGATCTGCTGAAAATAACCCGAACGCCAACAGATTCTCTGCGAACGCTTTGCGCGACGGAGACACACCTTTGTTGAAGTTGCAGATAGACACAACAAACTTGTCTTCTTCAAATCCCATGAACTCTCTGCCAGTGATTGACTTGCCATCATTTGTTTTCACTGATGGTGTTGGTTTGAAAATTGATTCGATGCCGTGAGGAACATAGAGATGCTTGATTCCAAACACATCCAACATCTTTGAACCAAACTTTGACATCGCAATCGGATAAACATTCGGACGATCACACCAAGCAGCCACTTCTGGTGGCGCAGGCTGATGGTCAATCGGAACCCATGACGCAATGTTTTTGACATTCAGCAACGAAGGCGACTTCAAAACCCATGTGTCAAACAAAGTCATCAACAAAGATGGCAGATCACTTCCGTTGCTCCAGTCAGCGTGGTGCGCTGCCATCACATCAGTTGAATATGTTTCAACACCTTGTGGATAGATTTTGAAACCATTCCACATCGACGCAGACCCAGCGAGGCCGTACATCGCATGGACTGCTACTTCGTGTTCTTCTTTGGCGAGCCTTTGGATGACTTGCGCGGTTTGCTGACCGTAGCCGGTCGTGGCCCATGGGGCGTTGGAATACCAGGTGATGCGGAGTCGGTCGGGATTGACAACACGGCTTGCTCTGGCAAGTGCGCCACGCCCGCTCGAATCAACTTGTCCGCCAACTCTGCTGGCAACTCCACTGGCACGTTTCTGATTATTACTAACGTCCACACATGACCTCCATCAATAGAGCAGGGAATAGAAAAAGTCGTTGCCAGCCCTGCACGTTCTGACAACGACTCAATCCTAGTGACAGCCCTTACGAGCCATCATGTGATGTTGCTAACTCCTAGGAGTTTGGCATCAACAAGTGCTTGACATGACTTGTTTGAATCAAGTTTCCGTCAATTCGGATAGTGGCGCGGAACGTCACAAGTCCTGTGTTGAAAGCGAAGTCATCGCTTCGATCCAACTGGATTCCGCCTGCTTGGCGTACATAGTACGACGAGAGGTTTCCGAAAATCACTGGACGTGTTGCCGAAGCAGCGTTCGCCATTGCTGGGTTTTCGTAGATTGGATATCCAAGAAGGATGTCGTTCTGTTCTGCGCTCAACGATGGTGAGAAAATGTATTGACCATTTCCATCTTTGAGTTGACGAACTTTGCCGATTTGTGTGGCGTTCATCTGGAAACCAGTACCTGGCAAACGACGACCTGCTGTGTCAACCGCGTAAACGAGGTCGATCAGTTTGTCTGCTGTGATTGCAAGAGCTGTTGCAGTTGCTGCAACAGATGATTGGTTCACGATGCCGTTTGGCTCAGTTGTACCTGCACCAGTTGTCAACGCTGTGTTCGCTGCTGTTCCGATTGAGTTACCAACAACATCTGAGAGGAATCCGAGGATGTCCACTCCGCTGTCGTTGAGAAGTTCAACTGAAACTGAAGTCAAGAACGCATACTTGTATGCGCCAAGAGTGACGAACGAGTTGAATGCTGGATCCGAAGTTGATGGAGCAGTACCTTCACCAGTGAGTGCTGATGTTGAGTATGTCGACAAACTTGGAATCTGAAGGTTCTCACCAGATGCCGTGTTCAGCATCATTGATGTCGTAAGCATTGGACCGACGAATCGAGCCTTCATGATTACTTGATCGTAGAACGATGTTGGAACTGGTGAACCTGTTGAAGTCTTTGAGACAACACGCTCTTCAGATTGGCCGAAAACATGCGAACGAATTTCGCCTCGTGCCATCGATCGAAGAACATCTTTGTCACCACGAACTGCTTTTGGTGCGTCTGCGACTGGGCGAACCTGGTCTGCGAACTCACGAGTTGCAGCATCAAGACGAAGTTCACGAGCCTCATCGGCGCGGAGCTTCTCGATTGTTGCTTGACGATCCTCAAGTTCTTTTGAGATTCGCTCGTATGATTGTGACTCTTCTGCTGACAGATCGCGCTTCTCAGCCGATGCAACATCAAGAATCTTCTTTGCGGCTTCCCACGCTGTAGCGCGTAATGCCATTTGGTTTTCAATAAAATTTTTCATTTGTTAAGTCCTAAATTTTGATTTGGATGCGCAGGAAATTGTATTATTTCTTGGCGAGGGACTCAGACCAAAACACTGGAGCGGGACGCATACCAGCACTAACAATTGTCAAGTATAGATACAACATCAGCCAGAAGGCAAGAGTTGGTCAGATTGATTTTAGAAGGTCAAGTTTCTTGGCAAGTAACGAAACCGATGCCGGAACTCTCGCAGGTTCGGCACGCAATTTGGAAACTGCACTCGATAACAGATCGGCTGCATCATCGCTCAAAGTACCACCAATTTCAAGAGTGGTGATCGCTTCGGCCAAAAGATCAGCGTCAACACCTGTGCGTTGCGACAAAACTTCAAGAGACCTAACCGACGCTGTGGTCGCCTGATAGGCAGGAAAACCTGTGACAACCGAAACCTCATGCAAACGAACTTGACGCAGTTCACGAGTCATCCCATCATCAGACCATTTATCCCCACCAGTTGGGACAGAGAAGCCGAAAGACATCGAGTTGACATCTCCACGCTTCATCAGAATTGATAGGTCTTTACCAACAGAAGTTGGTGGAAGATCTGCTTCAACTAGCAAACCTTTTGCGTCTTCTTGTAAACGCAAAGTCTTTGAACGTGTTGATGCCAACAACATTGAAGAGTCGTGGTTCATATACATTTTGATCGTGTTGCGACCTTTCAAAGATTTTTTGAAAGCACCTGGAGCGATGCGCTCGATGAAAGGCAACGGTTCAGAGTCGCTGTTGAAAACTGCTGCATATCCAGTGAATGACATTCCATCACCATTAGGACCTTGACGAAATTCAAAGTCATTTACAATGACTCGACGTGTTTCTACTTGTTCGCTCATGTCGCCAATGTTAGCAACATTCAGATCAAGAGATCTAGTGGATCTCGGATGACCTTGTGGTAGGAGATCGTTGTCGGTGACATATTTGGGATTCTGTGGCCGACCTGTGCGAAGAAGATAAAGATAGGAGTTAACTCTGGCATACGCCCACTGGTCACGAGTGATGCCAGGACGGTGCGAAGTTGAGTATGCACCAGCTCCACGACGAAACACTGAACGCAACATCCCGATCGTCGCACGTTTCCAAGATGGGTCGGAAGCATCTAACTTGTCATTGTGGTCAGTGACTTTGTTCTTTAAACCTTCTTCAATTGTCGCAGTCAACTCAATCGTCTTTGCACCAGCAGGAGCCTTCGCGGAGCCTTGCGGATTCTTATCTGAGCCAGTGATCTGATCTGCTGGTGGAGCTGGTGCGCGTTCAGATTTGATTGCTTCCGATTTGTTTGCGAACCAAGCTCTTGCCGGTTGAGGATTCAACGGATTGATACCCCACAAATAATGTGCTACAGCACCAGCACCAGGAAACTGATCGTTACCTGCGTCAGAGTTCTTAGGTGCTTCAAGATCTACTGCGTGTCTTTGCGCCCAGGCATTGGCACGAACAACTTTGTCTTCCGTGATTTCGCCCCGAGCCAATGCTCTGGCTTCTCGAACTGTCCCATCTGTAAGACCATCTCCTGCAAGACCTTCACCGTAATAGTCCAAACCTTCACGCGCAGCCGTTCGAATATAGACAGGGACATCAAGCGAAACTTGTCGAATAGATGGTGTTTCATTTGCTGTAATTGTTTTCGGGTCTTTGGTTGCGATACCAAGTGAAGAGTATGCGCGTCGAGCATCAGCATCATTATCAATCGCTAACTTCACAGGATTTTCTGTAAGAGTGTCGGCAGCTGTTTGTTTTTTATATTCGGCTGTGGAAACGCTCATATCTTCATTGAATTGAATGTCGTTGAATCTAACTCCAGCATCAGTAAGTTGTTTAACAGTTTCTCGTTCATCCGAAGCTGGACGACCTGTCACGATGTAAATGTAATAATCGGGATATAACAGATTTACATAGTCGATATTTTTTTGAATACCACGACTCCCAGAGAGCAGAGTTCCATCAATATCAACGATGATGACTTCATTGGCTTGAGAGTTACGTTCGCCACCAGGTGGCATATCTTCTGCAATCGATATCGCTACCATGTGGTCAACTGCGTCCTGTTTGTTTTCATGGCAACCAAGAACTTCGCCATCTTCTTTGATCGTCGCCCAACCAGAACAGTCTGGTGATTTATCTGTAATGAAATACGGCATTAGACCATCAACAATATCTCAGCGTCGTCATCCAAAATGCTGAAACTGATCGACCCAGTTGCTTGGATGGTTGATCCGCCAAGCGTGCTGTGCGCGAATGCGAGATGAGTAATCTGCATTTTAGGTTTCGGCTGGACAATGACAACAGGCGTTTCGTACTGCTGTTTCTCTGCAAGCTTTTGTTGCTGTTCAAGTTTCTTTCGATGTTTTGCGTAACGGTACTTGCTACCACCAACCACAGGTTCAGGGTTGATCGGTGTTACTACCGCGCTAGCACTAGCAACCAAACCGCCTAACGTGGCGACGAAAACTGGCAGACCTTCGGCTTGAGCTGTCGCAGACGCATTAAGACCGCCAAGAGTTGCAACGAAAACTGCCGATCCGATGACAGTTGCAGAAGCAGACGCATTCAAGCCGCCAAGCGGAGCAGACAAGACAGCAAACTCCGTGACAGTCGCAGATGCACTCGCACTCAAACCACCAAGCGGAGCAGACAAGACAGCAAATTCGGTGACAGTCGCAGAAACACTGGCACTTAAACCACCAAGCGGAGCAGACAACACAGCAAAG